TTCTGATTATATTAAGATAAGTAAGTTAATACATGATGTTGTCAGAAAAACTGGGATAGGATATAATGGTAAAAAGTTAACATAATTAGAAAGGGTTAGACAATAATATTTATAAGATTTGGCTGGAAGATCAACTTTTAAAACAGGTTGGTATGATGATGTTAAGGAGAGAACTGGAAATGGTTGGGCTAAAATTGCTTATGATGGAGAAAAATACACAGTTAAAGAGTATGCTAAGAGAAGACATTTACAATTAAAGAAATAGTATAGTTTAATGAAGGTACATGATATGAAACCATAAACTATGTAACAAAATATGTTAATGAGGTCAGAATTCACAACAGCTGGATCAAGCTTGAGTAGTACTAGTTAAACTATTTTGGATGGAAAGAATATAAAAGTAAGGTTAGATAAAAGGTGTGCAATTTAATGGGTAAATGCTGTAGATTATGCTACTTTTCTAAATAGATTACCAGCAATGTATCTAGCAGGTATAAACAAAATGGAAAATGGAAAAAATAGATTATTGCTTACAACAGATACAGTACATTATTTATTTGGACAATATCTGTTAGGACCATTAGAAGATAGATTGGATAGAGTTATAAAAGTTGATGAACCTAAAGATCCAATTGAGAAAATAAGTTTCAAAGCATAGTTAGCTATAGCTAATAAGAATGGTTAATTTTGGCAATCATGGGATTGGAAGAATTATAATATTGGCCATACTGTGCATGAAATGTATGATGTTTGGAAAAGTTTAGCTGAAGTAGTGAGTGAACATCTTTCTTAAAATAGAGCTAATTTAACAAAGGATGAATAACTTGGTTTAGTTGATTATATTAAGACGTCAGAATGGTATGCTTTGTCTATGTACAATATGTGGTTGAAAAGTTTACCTGATTAACAAGAATTAGAATTGCTGGTATCTGAGTAACCTAAAAATATAACAAAAAATTGGTTTTAAGAACGTCCATGTGGTTAAGAAACTGAAGATTATAAGTCTAAAAGAGCTGGCATAGCTAACAGAGATACTTAAAAAGCTCTTTTGTTAACATAAGGATTGGCATCTGGTAGACGTGATACAAATCATACTAATACAGTATTGAATGTTGCATAATCAAATGTAGTAATGTAAGATGTTGCAGCAATTTTTCCAGAATACAATGATTTTTATGTTGATTCATTACATAAAGGAGATGATATTGCAATTGCTACAAAGGATGAAATGGGAAGTCTTTTATTCTTAATGTGTATGCATGCAAGTGGATAAGATGGTTAAGATGAAAAAATGATTTAAGGTAAAGGTGAATTTGAATTTCTTAGATAGTTTTATGCAAAAGATGGTAAAATATATGGTTATCTGAGAAGGAGTATTCCTAATCTAATAAGTACTGATTATCAGGGAGAGAAAATAGATAGAAATGATCCTGAATAATTAATTGTAGCAATGTAATCATAAGTTGAAAAATTGAAAACGAGAGGTATAAATAGATTATTTTCAGAAGAGATAAGCAATTTTATGATGAGAAAATGGTCTAAGCCAAGAAAATATGGAAGAATATAAGTAGGAGTTGATAGATAATTGAT